AGTTATGGCTGATAACGAATTTATTGAAATTCGAGACCATTCTGATTCAGTCAACAACGGCCTGTATCAGGTTGATGACGCAGGAGGCACAACAACCGCCGCTGCCATTTTGGACAAAGTATCGGGGTCTAATCCGATAGCCAATGCTGTCGGGGAGGCTGTTAACGTTCTTTCTTCGCTGGAAAGCGCCGTATCTAATATGGTGTTCGCTAATACGACCCCTGCTACGGCAACGGTTGCCAATCGAGTTGACATTACTTCGGCTACTTCCCAGCTTCCGGTACTTGCGGTGGGCGAGAGGTTTGAGGTTTCGGCTCATTCCGATGCTGATAATAATGTGCGTATGAAGTAATAACGATCAATACGGTGCAGGACGATTATACCTGTACTAAGTTACTAGGGGTGGCTGCTGGTAACTCTAATGAGCCTAACAATGCGGCCACGGAAGCTGCTGACACCACTACCGAAAAGAAAACTTTTATGTTCGATACCGCTGCTCTGCGTTGGTTTCTGATCGAACAAGGTGGCATTGATCTTACAGGGGCTTCTGGACAGGCTGTATATTCTTTCGGCATGATTTCGTGGTTAGACGATTCATTCCTGAGAGCAAACGCACCATTCCCGTTTCGTGCAATTGATAAAGACGCTGGTAAGTACTTGTTTGGTCAGGATGCTAACGGTAATAACTCAGGATGGTTGCCTACCGATGATGCAGATATAGCTCTGGGTACTTTTGGTATTCGTACCAGAAAACTTCTTCGTAATGCTGGTTGGAATGAATTCGATGCTAACGGTAATATTATTGCCCGATATTTTGGTGCTTTGACAGTCGATGCCGTGGAGAACCCTTTGACTGATACTGCTTTCGGTTTCTTCGGCGCAGATACCACTGTTGATAATACTTTCGATTTGGCATTTCCCGGTCCAGTAAATGAAGCGATTAATTTTTTTCAGGAACAGACTCAAACTAATTTAGCTATTGTAGCGACTACAATTACTCGGGTTGGTGGGTCTTTTATCACGGAAGGTTATGTGGTTGGTGGTCAAGTTACTATCCGTAATGCGGAAGATGCAGCCAATAACGGTACGCACTTATTAACTGCTGTTAGCGCTTTGGTTCTGACCACTACAGGTTTGACCGTTAATGCCGATGACTCCACTGCTATTCTGGCGGTTGATAATAGTAATGTTTTTCGGCTGGGTATGCGGGAACGAGACTCAGGTGATCCTGAAGGCTCTACTTTTGCCCAAGCTGATTTGAATACGATCAACAAATCAGAACTAGGTAATTTCGTATTCCAGTTTCCGCTAGGCACAGGCACAGATTTAAAAATAACTACCACAGATGCCGGTATGTCTGGGGCACCGTATTCAAGCATGACGTTGACTATGCACGCTACTCCGCAAGCGCGAGGGGGTTCGGGTGTTTTGGTTGGTGGGCCTTATAATTTCGGGTTTATCATGGAGGGTAATGATGGGACCAAGGAACAGTGCTTTGAATGGTTACAGTGGCAACTGCGGAAATTGACTGACATTGATAACGATGCTGATACCAACATAGGTAGGGCTATCGGGTTGTTGGCTCATTTTGTTGGCGACACTCTGAACGTAGGGACTGCTGATGGTGGGTTGACCCAGACTATCAGCCCTGATGGAGGCGGCGCCGGTCTGTTTATTGATAGCCTGAATTCTGCGGATGCCAATAAAGTTGTGTTCTTCGACAGTCTGAACGTTGGCAGATTGAAGCCGACAGCCGTATCTATCACTCTGGACGCGAATGATGCCTTGAATAACGACTCTGTTTCTGATGGTACTTTGTTCTTCAAGAACACTGTTGAAAATGTGGTTAATTCAACTTTTGTTGTTACAGCCGGTACGGGTGCTAACGGGACTTTTGTATCCACTACTCAGTTCCCGGCTTCTTTGGATAAAGGTGTGGGGTCTTATGTTGAGGTTGTTGGCCTGACTGGGGCGGATGAACCCATGAATGGCATTTATCAAGTAACAGCCCTTACCAGTACCTCTCTGTGGAGTGTTACAAGGTATGACGGTAAAACCATTACCACTACAGCCGGTGAAGCAGCTAGCATAGACGAGCATCCTATCAACTCCCCTGATGGTCTGATTGTTCACACCAATGTCAGTGCTTCTGGTACTGATATTAGTTTTAATGCCACTGGCGGTTTGATCGAGCAGACGGGCATTAACGGTGTGTTTGCTGTCGGGCAATTTGTTGAGGTAGAAGGGTCGCCACTTAATAGTGGAATCTGGGAAGTAACTGCTGTTGGTGTGGCTGATGAAATTAGCGTGGTCAGCGAGACAGGGTTGGCGATAACAACAGAGACCGTTGGGGCCAGTATTACAGTGACAAGGGTTGTGCAAGTACCGATGCAGGTGGATTTTGCCTTCAGCTTTGATTATTCCAATAACACTCAAGGTGGGCGTGCCGGGGGAACCAACGCGAAGGTTCAGGCTAAGGCTGTGGGGCGACAAACCGCACAATACACGGAATCAACTGTGCAGACCATAACTACGGCTGCGTTGATCATTCCGTTAACCTCACAAGGCGAATTAAACGTAACTATTTAATTTGAAAGAGCGGTACTGTCAATACACGTATTACCTTATAAGGTGAAATTTATGAATAAAATATTAGTTGTTTTTTGTGTACTTTTTATGTTCGGGGCTGCCTATGCTTCTAGCCATACTCCTTTGAAAACGCTTGGAGCCAATGCTGCAAATGGAGGGGTTAGAATGGGAACAATGGTTACTCCTAAATACATAAATCCAACTGGGCCTGATTATGATGCGGATTACAAAACCATGCTGGAATATGAATTCGCTCTCATTATTCCTGATAATGCTTTTAAGTTTGCCAGTATACACCCAGCCAAGAACACTTATAACTGGACGACAGTAAATGCGATAATGGATTACGCAGATACCCACAATATGCATATCAGTGGGCATACGCTTATTTGGGGGCTGTATTTGCCGGATTGGATAACTGACCCTGCTACAGCATGGACAACTGGCCCAACAGGAACATTGGCTACCGAAATGAAGAATCACATAACTACAGTTATAGAACATATGGATGATTATTCAGGGGGTAACGTACAGGCATGGGACGTAGTTAATGAAGCCTTTTGTGGCGTGGTAAATGGTACTACCTGCATAGGGACAACTGGTGAAGGTGGGATGTCTAATACAATTTGGTACGACATAATCGGACCTACTTATATTGAAATCGCATTACAAGCAGCTCGTGATGCAAATGCTACCGTTTATTTATATATCAATGATAATACTATTGAATTGGCTTCCGGAGATAAGGCGATAAAAGTGCATGACTTCGTAAGTCAACTGGTCACTGATTCAATCCCTATTGATGGCGTTGGTAGCCAAATGCATATCAATCTCGATGATGTCAGAACCATAGGCTTAGCAACTGTTTTGGCTGATATGGAAGACGTGTTTGATGCTCTTGATCTTATTGGTTTGGATTTACGAGTAACTGAAATTGATGTTCGCATTAAAGATACTGATTATGACACTCCAGCCGAAATAATCGCGGCTGACGATGATCAAGCTGATGTTTTTGGTGGCATCATGGAACTCTGTGTTGCAGCCAGTAATTGTGACTCATTTGTCATGTGGGGCTTTACAGATAAGTATTCTTGGATACCGGACTTTAGCCCCGGCTACGACCATGCTCATCCAGTAGATGACACCTACGATCCAAAACCTGCCTATACTGCAATTGTAGAGGCACTCGACCCGCCTCCGTAGTTAAATCGCATGGCGAATCAAATCATATGGAATGGAACTCTTGTTCATAACGCTGACGCTGGCGGGCCGTATGATGATCTAGCAGGGGTGGCTGCTGGCACTGTGGATACCGAGGTATTTTTTCAGGGTACTGGCTCTATTGGGGCCAACGTTAATAATACTCTCAGTGGTATTCTGCTGGATTCTGGAACCACAAATAACCTACCCGGTAACACGTTTTATTTCCTTGTAAACTGCTTAATTGTCCCGCTATTGGCCACTAAAGCTAATGGCGGTTTTCGTATTAGATTTTGTGGAGGAACGGTCACCGATTGGTTTGAAGTTTACGTGGGGGGTAGTGACAACTGGCCGCAGTCTTTTGACGGGGGTTGGGTCTCTTTCATGGTAAATGTAGATACCGCCAGAGCAGAGGCAGTTACCAATGGCTGGACAAATGGCACTCCCCCGGCCACTAGCGCCTTGAGGTATTTTGGTTGGGCGGCTATTACGGCAACAGTAACCCCCAGAACTACCGATAATGTGTGGATGGACATAATGTTAAGACTCCCGGCTGATACACCGGGAATATTAATTGAAGGGCGAGACGCAGGTACAACAGACTGGGACTGGGACGATGTTGCTGCTGCATTTATAACGCTAGGTAATCCTGTTGTTCGATACGCGGATGGTGGTGCAATAGTTGTAGCCGCCCCTATTCAATTTGGGATAAGCGATAATTCCACGCATGGTTTTACAGATACAAATAAAACAATTCTTTGGTACACCCAAGATTTTATTGACCCTAATTTTTACGGCTTGTCGGCTTTAAGTAATGCTACCGGCACTACGAATGTGACGATGGGGGTAAAAACAGGCACAGGCGATGATGCAACAGGGGGGCAAGGTTGTATTATTCAAGCTGCTTCTCTATTTGCGAGATGGGGCATGGACTTTACTGACCCTAATATTGATGGTATTAATTTCTACGGATGCACATTTATACATGGCGCTGATTTTCTGCTTAATGACCCAGTAGTTTCTGTGATTTCATCTGAGTATAAGGACGTAACCTCAGTGTCAGCGTCAAATTCACAGCAATTGAAAATAAATGCCATAGACCCAGATACTGCTGATGGTGTAGCGTTTATGGATACCGACGACCTTGGTGATATTGTGTTCAGTACCTTCAATTTTTCAGATGGTCATGCCATTGAAATATTATCCGGTGGTCCAGCTAGCCAGAATAATAAAGGTAATGTATTTTTAGGCTCTTTTGGTGGGACACCGGGGGATAATCTAGTACCGGCAAGTGGATCAACCGACGCCATGATTTATAACGATTCGGGGGCGGCTAAAACTTTTATCAGGACAAATCAAGGCACACAGCCAAGCTTTAGAAACGGGGCTTCTGCAACTTCAGATGACGAGGCCAATGTAAATATAACGTTAACTGGTTTGTTGGTTGGGTCGGTGGTAAGTATATACTTAGCTGCAACGGCTACTCTGGTTCAGGAGACTTTGAATTCCGGTACGTCTTATGTTTTTTCTGTCGGTGTTTCGGTAGCGGTGGATATTGTGATCTTTGAAGGCACGGAAGACGATCCTGATGCTTCTATACCGATACGGTTCGAAAACAGAACCTTCACTGTAGATCAGAGTGTTTCTAGCGGGCAGTTGGAAGAACCAAATTTTATAGGATAGTTATGGCAATTGACTTTGATGGCGTTAATTTAATTATCACTTTAGATTCTGGGGTGACAGAAGTTGACGTGCGCGAGGATTTATATGAAGGGTGGAAAGATTGGCTGCTAAGTAATAATTCAAATTTAAGATTCCCCCGTGCTTTCCGTCCCGTGGGTGGAGATGAACTCACCTCAGTTATTAACGCTGGTTCGTATTTCTTTCTGAACAATGTAGCAGGTTGGAGATTAAGACCCCCAGAGGAAAACATAACTATTTTCTTGACTGGTAATATAGCAGTAGAAGACGTAACTGTGGGCACTGTCCTCCCAACTATAGGGAATTTCACTACTGCTATTTTTGGGTTGCAACCAGTAACCCAAGGAGTTGTTCCAGAGATGAGAGCTAATCTAGCTTTTTCTACATATCAGGGTGGGGTATGTATTAACGCTGTAAATGGTAATTCTGGGGTTGGTCAGGTAGGAACTGACCAGATCGGAACCAGACGAGCGCCCAGTAATAATACTGATGACGTATTAACTATTTTAGTTAGAGAAGGGTTACATAGAATTTTTGTAGCTGTTGACCTAGATACAGACACTCAAATACCAGCAACGCCTAATACGAATTTTTCTGCTGGATACGCTTTTATTGGGGACTCGCCTTTTATAAATTTCACTCTTGGCACCGGGGTGAATATGACTAATTGTTCGTTGGATAATTTTACTTTGAACGGGGAGCTGGATGGAGTTAACAATCTAATAAAATGCAGAGTCGGCACGATTACCAATATGAGCGGTCAAATACAGTCTTGCGACTTAATTGGTGATATTAATATCAATGGGGATTTGATAATAGAGCACAGTTATTCGGGTAAAGAAGGGTTGCTTTATCCTAGGGTGTTGGGCATAGGCTCAGATACTTTGATAGTAAGAGATATGAGGGGGTCCCTAGGAGTGGGGGGTGTGACCGGGGGTACTCATACTATAGGAGTCTACGGTGGGCGCATTGTTATAGAGGCTTCTTGCTCAGGAGGAACCTTATATTTAAGGGGTGATCCTTACGAAGTTTTGGATTTATCCGGGGGAGCGGTTACTCTTGTTGACCAAACTGGCAGCCTGAAGTTAGATTTAATATACAAGTCTGCGGATTTGGACATTAATCCAACAGGCAAACTAGCAACTGTGGGTAAACTTATTTCATTGCAATAATTGGAGAGTCTACCAGAATAGCTCCTTTACGCTGGTTGCTGTACCTTAGGCTTTTCAGTTGGTATATTGTAAGAACCGACAAACAATCTTAGGAAAATTCCTAAAAGGAGAATCGCAATGACACAAGATATCGCGCTGTCTATAGCGCATCATGAAGCGGCTCAAGGAGCTTCACACGAGGGAGTAACTGAGTACAAACTTTCCACAAAATGGGTACAAGCAATCGCTATGTACTCCACCAGAATCTTTGTCCCGGAACCCGGCAGGCTCCCGGCCAAGGTAAAGGAGATCAACGACAAGGACGTATCGATTGCTTGCGAGTTGCATTTCAATGCAGCCCCCGGCAGCGGTGCCACAGGCTGTGAAACTTTGTACTACCCCGGCTCTGGCAGAGGCAAATCCATAGCCCAGATCGTACAGACGGGGTTGATGAAGTTTCTCAATACCAAGGATCGAGGCGTCAAGGAAGGCTGGTACCTGATGGACAAACCGGGATACGTCGACTACATGGGTGACGTGGAAGGAGACGAGCAGCCTGACTACTTTCTCAGGAAAACTCGGATGCCCTCACTTATTCTGGAGCCTCTGTTTATCGAAGAGGCTGTCGATAACAACGTCAATATTGAGGTGTTCGCTGCCACATTCGCAAGCGTGCTGGAACTTGCGTCTGATCAAACTTAGGAGGTTATCATGGACGCAATATTAGGACTATTAGGAGCAGGGGCCTCAGTAGCCTCAGGCGGTATCTTCGGATTTGCTGGCGCTATATTTTCGTCGTGGCAGAAAGGTAAGCAGATGAAGCTGGAGATGGCTGAGCGAGGTCAGGACAGAGTGCACGAGAAGGAGATGTTCAGGCTCAATATGGAAGCCAAGTCTCAGGAAGGGTCGTGGTCTGCTATGACAGCTACTCACGAGGCTGACGCCGCGATAGCTCAGCAAGAGAACTACAAATGGGTCAGGGCAATTAAGACCCTGTTCCGCCCTGCTCTGACTGCTGGTTTATGGGTTGCGGTAGGTTGGCAGCTAACCTTGATTCTATCTGGCGCCCTTACTACTTACGTGGATGCAGCAATCTCGAAACAAGCGATCTTCTCCCCCACGGACATCGTTGAGTTGGTTCGTTACATAGTCTACTCCACAGTGTTCTCAGCTACCACGGCTACCACTTGGTGGTTCGGTGAACGAGCGCTAACCATGCCCAACATGAAGAATCGCTAGTGGATGTTGCCAACTATCTAGAGCGCATAAAGACCGGGGTATCTTCCACGGTCGATATGAAGCAAATAACTAAGTGGGTGCTGAACAACACTGCTCACCCGAAGATAGACGGGGCCAAGTGGTCTTTCAAAGATCACGAGTATCAGCAGGACATTATGAATGATGCTTCGCCCCATCTGATATGCCGCAAGTGTTCTCAGGTGGGGGTCTCAGAAATGATTTTGAGACTGGTATTGGGGCTGGTGGGTATGCTGCCCAACCACACTGCGATCTACACGCTACCCACCTCAGGGTTTTCCTCAAAGTTCAGCAAGACCAGAATAGACCCGGTCATAGCTAGATCGAAATCCCTTAAAGAATTGTTGGACCCCAACATCGATAACGTCGAACTCAAGAAGATTGGCACTTCGTTTCTGTACCTGCTGGGCACCTACACCCAGTCAGGGGCGATCTCGATCCCGGCTGATATCCTCGTTCACGACGAGGTAGACTTCTCAGACCCGCAGGCCCTGACCACCTTTGCCTCTCGTCTCGGCCACGCTGAGAACGGAGGGTTCAAGCGGCAGTTCTCGACTCCCACCGTTGAAGGGTTTGGAATCAGCGCCCTGTTTTCCGGTTCCACGCAGGCCCAGTACGGCATCGTATGTGACGCCTGTCACGATACGGTTTTCCCCAACTTCATGGAGCACGTTATTATTCCCGGCATGGAAGACCCCATGACGGACTTCAGTAAAGAGGATTTGGAACACAACGGGTACGACATTGACGGAGCTTGGCTGAGTTGCCCTGAATGTCACAGTAAACTCAGCGAGAATAATCTGGCTGATCCGGAAAAACGAAGGTGGGTGCATAAGTACCCTGATCGGGAAGTGCAGGGATATCAGGTCTTCCCTTATGACGTGATCAAGTACAACCCGATCTCACACACCCTTAAGACTGTCAAGGACTACGAGATTCGAGCTGACTGGGTAAACTTCAAGGTTGGCTTACCAGACGAGGATGCCACGAACAGCTTCAGCCAAGAAGTCATGGATAACCACACGACAGGCAGATTCGTCCTCCCGGCTATGGGGGTGGCTACAGGCTGCGTAGCCGGTATTGACATAGGCAAAGTGAGCTGGATTCTGATAGGCAAGCCTGTGGGCAAGGTGCTGAATGTCATTTATGCTGAGCAGATCAAACAGAATTCGGAAGGTTACTTGCTCACCCGAGTTATAGAAATCTGCACCTATTTCGGTGTTCGCAAAGGCGTGATGGACGCTGGCCCGGAGTACAGCGTGTCATCAGCGTTCGTGGCTTCAGGTGTCATGAACCGATACTTCGCCAACTACTACGTGCGCAATAAAACCACGTCCTCCCTGTCTCACATACAGATTGACGAGGAAGAGGGTATCCTAAAAACGGCTCGTTCAGTGTCTTTCGATCTACTGGTTAAGCGCGTGAATTCAGGCAGAGTAGTGTTTCCTCAGCATAAGGAAGCCAAGATTATCAAGCAACATTTGCGCAATATTAAACGTGTGAAAGGGTTCGATAGCGTCAACGAGCAGACCGTCCGCTGGATAAGTACTGGCGATGATCACTATGCACAAGCCTTAAATTATCTTAATATTGCTGCTACACTGCTAGAAATGAAGTTATCTAACACGACTATGGGGTGTTTGCCTTTAATGTCAAAACTAAATTTAGCTGCAAATAAAGACGAAGCCCGAGTAGGACTGTAACGGTGCCTGCTGAAAAGGTGGTAATCCTCCCGCGTAGGTTGCTGAACAAAGCGACTACCCGTACAGCGTATTCCAAGTACCCCAGCGGGTCCACGGTACCTGATAATAACATACCGACATCTCAGGTAACCGCGACTGCTCTGCGCAGTAGCTACACTTCAAACGTAGAAGCTCTACGGCTACTGGTTCGTAAAAACGGTAATGTCGGAGCTTCGGTATTCTCGTTTGTGGAGATCGCCAAGTCGGGTATATCGACCAAGGCTTACACCACGAACACCAATATCTTTAATCCGGAAGCCACGGCGATATGCAAGTCAGTCATTGCAGCTCTGGATACCGTTTACGACTACAGCAAAGGGTACTCCGACATCCAGAGTATGGACGGCATAGTGGAGACCTTGTTACGAGAGGCAGTCATTACCAGTCAGGTGGCAATCGAGCTGGTGCTGGACAAGTCACGGTTGCCTAGTCGTATTTCGCCTATAGCCACGGAGACGGTTAAGTGGGTATCCCGAGGAGACGGCACGGTCTACCCGCTCCAACGGTTGGCGGCTGCAAGCGGGGAGTCGGAAGTCGATCTCAATATCCCCACGGTTTGGGTAGGCAAGGTCCATCGGGATTTGACTCGCAACTATGTTACGCCGATGCTGGAACCTGCCATCGACATGGCCATATACTATGACGAATTCATTGATGATATGCGTCGAGCCGTCAGAATATCTGGGCATAGCCGTCTAGTTATTACCATTGATGCAGAGAAGGTGCTAGCTGCTCTCCCTGAAGAAGCCACGGACGATTACGCCAAGACCCAAGCATTCCTAGAGCAGGTTCGCACAGACATAGAAACTTTGGTCAAAGGTATACAGCCCGAAGACGCGCTAGTCACTTACGACTCTGTTGAGGTGGACGAGGTCCAATCCCGAGACGTGAAGACAGACTATACCCAGTTGCTCACTGCGATCTCAGGGATGCTGGCTACCAGCTTGAAATCGCACCCCTCAATTTTGGGCCTCCGGCTGGAAGGCTCCCAGTCCCTGTCCAACACGGAATCTATGGTCTTTCTGAAGATTGCCAAGGGCATTCAACGCCCGGTCGAGGAAGTCTTGAGCAGGGCGCTTACGCTGGCTGTGCGCCTGTACGGAATAGACGCGTATGTGAAAGTTAAATTCCACGCGATTAACCTGAGACCTGAGGATGAACTGGAAGCTTATCGCACTATGCGCCAAGCCCGAATTCTGGAACTGCTGTCACTAGGTATGATCACTGACGAGCAGGCGGCGGAAGACTTACAGATCGGCAGCTTGCCGGAAAGTTACACCCCCTTGTCAGGCACACAGTTTCAAGTACAATCTGACACGGATATGGCTACGGCTGTAGGCGTCGCCAAAGACCCACAGGGTAATGCCTTGACTCCAAACACACCTAAGAAGGCTGGAGGAAAATCTCAATGAAGAATTACGAAGGTTGCTGGCTCGGTAGTGAGGCGTCTTTTCAGGTCTACGTTGAAGCTGTGGCTTACGCTCTTGAAAACAAGGACAAGGCCAAGGCGGCGATGGACTACCATCGAGAAAATGTTGTCAGAGCCAGCATGTTCATAGACGACGAGGAAGACTACGAACCCTTCTTCGATATCATCGAGCAGCACGGCGATATTGGGGTTATCAACTTAACTGGCAGTTTGGTCGCGGAAGAAAGCTGGATCAATTCCATGTTTGGCATGATCAGCTATGAAAGCATTATCCATGCCATTGATTACTTCTTGTCGGCAGATGATGTGACCAAGATTGTGCTGAACATCGATACAGGTGGGGGCGAAGTAGGCGGCCTTGATACTGCCGGTGATGTGATCGAGGAAGCTCGGAAGAAAAAACCCGTATACGCTCACGTCAACGGCGCTGCGTTTTCCGCAGGGTACTGGCTGGCCAGCTCAGCACAATCCATCAACTCAACTGCCATGTCAGAGACCGGCAGCATCGGAGTGTTGATCGTTCACAAGTCCATGAAGAAAGCGCTGGAAGAGAGAGGCATAGATATCACTCTCATTGCCGCAGGAAAGCAGAAAGGACTAGGGCACCCCTCCAAAGAATTAAGCGAGTCAGACAAAGCGGTTCTCCAAAATAAAGCAGACACTCTGTATTCATTTTTTCTGGAAAAGATAGTCGCTAGCCGTAGTATGCTGTCACTATCTTCTAAAGATATCTGGGCGGAGGGCAAAACTTTTTTCGCTGCCGAAGCTCAGCAAGTGGGTTTAATTGACACGATAGTGACAACAACTCAATTTTTTCAGGCTCTTAAAGTTGACAAAAACTCGTCCGGAGCTAACAATAGCAACCTAGCGACATATTCGCAGGAGATCATTATGCCGAAGTCGGTAATTTTATCGCAAAAAGATAACGCAGCTCTCGCAAGTGGGGCCGACCTCGGCACTTTGGATTATCAGGAAGAAGAAGATGTCGCAGCTCTGGTAACAGCAGCTTCCGAAGTTCTGGTAGCTGGGGGCGATGAAGCCGCCGCTATAGCAGCCGCCTTGGCAGCGGGGGGCGATGAAGCATCCGCTACTGCCGCTGCCGCATCCGCCGCAGCCACAATCGCTGCTGCTTCGGCAGGAGGCGATGATGACGAAGCTGCCGCCGCAGCCGCAGCTACCCTTGCCGCTGAAGAAGCTGCCGCAGCTCTCGCTGCCGCACCAGCCGGGGAGGGCAGTGCAACAATGCTGGCCCAGTTGGGTACGCTTACCACGGAAAATGCAAATCTGCGGGTCGAGAATACCCGGCTTATGGCAGAGGCGGGGGTAGCAGACACCTCAATCTCTGGTCTCACTGCTGTGGCTATCGAGGCCACTCACAAAATGCAAATCGCGCTGAATTCAGAACCTCTGGATATGGCCGAGTTACCCGCATCCACGATTTTGGCCCAGTACCAGAAAGTCAAAGCGAAGTTCGAAGCCACGTTCAAGGTAGGGCAACAGTCCAGCTCTGCTGCTGGAGATCAGCAAGATAACATGGTTACGCTGCCTGAATTGGGCATCGTTCAGAAAGCCCAAAAGTAACCTACCCTTTAACTAATAGGAGTTAAAAGATGACAACCAAACGCCAAATGCTGATCGATCCTTACAACCCTGACTTCACCGAGAATCTCGGTGACAACACAGGGCAATACAACGATCAAGATATCGGTAAAGCCGTAAAGTACAGTGGGGACACCATGATTCTGGTCGCTGACAACGATCAAATTGACGGCTTTGTAATGTCCGTTGAACCGGGTACCAAAGACGGACACAGTGTTGGATCAGTCCGCAAGCGAGGCAGAGTCAACGCACTTGACTTTGCGGGTACTCTCGCTGTGGGTGACAGGGTCCAAGCCTCGTCCACAATTGGCACGCTGGGAACTTTGGCTGTTCACACCGTCGAAATTATTAACCTTGTCGTCCATACGGAACCAGTGGCGGATTGGGTCGTTATTCGTGTGGATGCGGGTGGCGCAGGTCGCGCTCTGATCCTCGAAAGAATTTAATCAACGGGAGTTAAACTGACGTGAAAGCAGAATTCAAATATATCAACACTTCCGGCACCGTCTGTGACGGCTACCTGCATATGGAAGATTACAAGCTGGCGGCATCCTACGGCATGTCTGTGAACCAGCTTATCAATGCAAGGTTCTCCGATGCTGACGTGAACAAGTACGGTACTGCGTTTGAACAGGGGTGCCAGAATCTGGGCATCTACACGAAACCTGATCCTGTTCACGGTATACGGGTTTCCAAGGTCGGCCATATTATGGACGGCACTGCGACATCCATTCGGCAAGCCCGGATGGCCGGGGAAGGTCTGTCCTCAGGCGGCGGTATTATCGCGCCGTCCCAACAAGGGACAACCCCCTCCAGTCGTATTTTCTTCCCGGAGGTCATACTGCAACTTCTGAATGAAGTCCTGCAAGACGACTACAGTCTGGAAGAACGCGCATGGGATGCCATGATTGGGTCCAAGGAAAGCATCGATCAGGAGCAGTACACCCAGCCGTTGATCAACATCGAGGCACCGAAGGCCGAACGCTCAGCGCCTATCTCGCAGAACGCGTTGCCGAAGACCATGATCAGCATCACCTCCAGCGAGTACAGCAAGTCGATTGTCACCAATTCAATCGGTCTGCAAATCTCGGATCAGGCTATTCAACGGGCCTCTGTCGATCTTATCGGCATCATCTTCGCCCAGCAAGCCAAGGCTGAACGCACCGCTTTGATGTGGGAAGACATTTCCAACATCAAGGACGGCAACGTCGATCAGGGCGAATCTGCGCTGGCAGTGGCTGGTTTCAAAGCTACGTACGACTCTGGTGCGGGTATTAACACGGTCACCCAAACGGGGTGGATCAAGTACCTGTACGATGCCTCCCGCACTATCAGCATTGATTCGATCATCTGCAACATTGACACCTACCTTGCGATCCAAAATCGTACAGGGCGTCCGGTCATCTTTGACCCCAATACAGGCGGCACCAATGTAGGCAACCTCGGCACGTACGGTCTCAACGTTGAGCCTAACCTGTTGAACGTTTCCCTAGGGGTTCCGAATGTGCTGGTCGTACCTGTGGCCACTTTAGGAGCCAACATCATCATGGGCTTCGATAGCCGGTTCGCAATTCGGGAAGTCACCAACGTGTCGGCTAACTACTCGGCCACGGAGCAAATGGTTCTGCAACGTTCTAACTTCTTCCGTGTCGACTGGGGCCGCATGGCTCACCGGCTGTACGATACAGCGTTCAGGGTCACTGACATTAGCAATCCGTAAGCTCGGATTGCTAGACCTAAGCCAGATCGCTCTTACAGGGTCTGGCTTTTCATTTTAAGGAGAACCCCCTATGGCAATTAAAAAATCTGACCCTAAAAAGGCTGTTGATGAAGCTGCCGAAGCTGAGGCTGCTCAAAAGGCTGTTGATGAAGCTGCCGAAGCTGTTGACTCTGAAGACGAAGCTGCCGAAGCTGTTGACTCTGAAGACGTTGCTCTGAGCAAAACTGCCGGGCAGGATGTAGCATCTCCCACGTCGTCCTCCACGTACGATCCGGAGGAGGGAGTCAAAGAAGGTGAGACCGGAGTCTTTGCGCTGCAAACTCCATATTCATTGGTTAACCACCTATCCGGAGTTCGTTTCAATCAGCATTCAGAAACGCCGCACGAAAAGGATTACTGGATTGTCAACCAGATGAAAGCTAAACTGATCATAGAAATCATTTCCTGAATCATGATCAATGACGCTGCCAGTAACATCATATGCCACGACCGATGAAGTAAGAGCCTGCATCGGGGTTACCGATAACGAGATGCCTGACGACATGTTAATGGACATGTCGTTGGGATTATCGATCATCGCTGATATGGAAGTGTGGCTCGATGACCACGCTGCTCGATGGACCGCCTACAAGGGGGGTTCTCCCACCTCTCAAGCAATACTCATAGGACGGCACATACAGCTCTACTGCCAATGGGCTGGCGCGTACTTTGCGTCTCTGGCTTATCTGGCCATCCCACATCAAATTACTGACGGAAAAGCGGCCATGTCTAGATTTTCCAAAGATGACGCTTCCCGCATTAAAAAGCTCGCAGCCGGTATGCGAGACAAGTCTCGTAGCGCGATCCAAGTCAGCTTAGGTACAGATACGGCGGCAGCCTCGGTCATGGGGTCTGCGTCACCGTTGTTTGACCCTGTCACCGGGGTTACCTCTTGAAGCTACAACAAGCCGTACAGCACTTCTCGCACACTACCGTCGATGGCTGGGATCAGTCTACAGGGGAGTGGACAATATCCTGACCTTCGACAGATTCATCACCGAACGCACCTTCGGCCAAAAGAAGCGCATATTTCAAATGGCTGGGGAGAAAGGGTTGCCCTCCACTTACGAAGCTCTCAGGGACCCCGCAGGTAACACGTACTTGATCACTGCAAAGAACGTGGACATATCGAGGGACGAGATATACAACAACATTTA